ATACTATCATAGAAAGAATACTAGAAGGTAAGATAAAAGTCAACCCTTCTGTAACGAGGTAACGACATGCCTATACGTAGAATCGGTGGAGTTACAGGTGTATCCTCTATCAGTGGATTCGGGTCTGGAACTAAAGTCAAGCGAGTTACTGTCGGTCGTCCTATTAGTAATGTAGTTCAGAATATTGGGGCAAATATTAAAACATTTGACGGTCTTGGTGATATACCCAGTATTGAAGAGTTAAAACTGGGCGAGATTGGTATAAATACTCAGGACGGTAAACTCTATATTAAACGAGAGTATGACGGCGGTATTCAAACGATTGTAGAGATTGGCGCTGTAGGAGATGAGAGTCTCTCTGCGACAACTACATTTAACGCATACATTTACACCTCTGACGGAACATTAGAGGTTATAACGGGATCAGACGACGCTGGGAATGTACTACAGTATGACCCAGACCCGAACAGTCCGTCAAGAATTCAAGTATATTTGAACGGTGTCTTACTCCATCAAGGAATAGACTACGTTGCGAATGACGGGAGTACTATCTCCCTAACACATATTGTAGAAGCAGAACAAGTTGTACAAGTTGCCGCCTACAATTCTACTGGCGTTTCTTTTGGAAACGACCTCATCATAGATGACCACTTTGCCTTTATTGTAGGCACCAACGAAGAAACTCGTTTTTATCATAATGGTACTGACACTATTATTAAACATTTAGGTTTCAATGATAGTCAGTTCAAGATACAACACCAGAATGATGACAAACTTATCATGGATGACGCGGGAGTACAGCTTCTAGGTAACTATACATTGAATGGACAAAGTGTCGCCACACAAATTGAAGTAGATGCATTACATACTAGAATTAATAATCTAGATAGTGACCTACAAGAAGTTACGGAGTTATTGCAGGAACTACTACAGTTCAGGCAGTAATAAAAAAATAACTTATTGGTTAAACTTGTTTTTGATATAAATAAAAACAGTATATTAACCACTCTTAGTATTCCGAGATATGATCAATAATAAGTCCTTCAATAGGGTACTTGCCGAAAGTCTTTTTAACTTGGCCAAACAAAAGCAGGATCAAGTATCTGCAACTCCAGGTCAGGAAACCCAGATATTTGATCTTATCGAAGGCACCTCTTCATCAACCAATAAAGATACTATTATTCCTGAAGCACAAGCGTTTATCGCTCCAGGAGATACAGCACTCTTTACTCTGAATGGTACCCCAGTTCGTGATGACTTAATTGATGTGTGGGTGAATGATGTTCTTCAGCATCCTGAAGAAGTCTATGAAACCATCGGTAATACTATACAGTTTTTTGAGATCCCTCCGCAAGGAACGGACATCTACATTAAATTTCGTTAGTATATTATTAAACGTTTAATTATATCCTCAAATCCAATAACACTAACTTAGGAGATAACCTAATGGCATTTAGGCAGATTAAATCCCCAGCATTAGCGGACAAGGCGGTAATCAATACCAAACTTGACGAAAGTGCGGTACAGGGACAATCAACTCTAACGGGTATGTTAGACCCGTCTCAGTGTTTCACCCTACTATATGACGTAGGTACAGACTCACTGAAAAAGATTGGTGCAGACGCATTCTTCTCTTCATTCTCAACAGATGATCTAGCAGAAGGCGATAACCTTTACTACACACCATCTCGTGCGAACGCAGACGTTGCGGCACAGATTGATGCTGATGTATTAGTAGAGACAAATCGTGCACTAGCTGCAGAATCACTACTACAGTCTAATATCGACGCAGAAGCATCTACTCGTTCTGCTGCTGATATTATACTACAATCAAATATCGACGCAGAGAATACACGTGCGGTTCTACGTGAAAACGCAATCGAAGCTGCATATCAATCAGCAGACGCGGCACTATCTGCTCGTATCGATCTAGTACTAAACAACACAGATTCAGACTCGCTTGATTCGTTCGCAGAAATCATCGAAGCATTCGAAGACGCAGATGATGTACTTTCTGGTTCAATCATTGCAAACAGTACTGCAATCTCTAACGAAGTTACTCGTGCAACTAATGCTGAACAAGCAATCGATGATCGTGTAACTACAGAGATCTCTCGCGCACAATCTGCAGAATCTTCACTTGCTGGTCTAATCGGTGTAGAAGAAACTGCTCGTATCGCTGCTGACAACGCACTAGCATCACGAATGACAACAGAAGAAGGCAATGTAGATCAACTACAATCAGACCTTGCTGCTGAGATCTCTCGTGCAACTGGCGCAGAATCGGTTATAGCTCAAAACCTTTCGGACGAAATTACTCGTGCAGGTCTTGCAGAACAAGCAAACGCACAGAGCATCCAAGACGAAATCGCTGCTCGTGCAGTTGCTGACAACCAAGTCCGTACTGACCTAGGCGCAGATATCGTTACTGCAGAAAATGCTGCTAAGGCACACGCTGAAGCACAAGACGCACTAATGATCGGTGATGCAACTGTTGACGGTTCGACAAACAACACTGTCACAGATCGTATCGCAACTGCAAAAGCAGAAGCAATCACTGAATCAAGTAATAATGTTGCTATCGAGAACGCTGCTCGTATTGCAGCTGACTCAGATCTAAACGCTCGCGTTGATCAAGAAATCATTGATCGTCTTGCTGGTGACGCTGCAAACTCAGCAGAAGTCGCCGCTGAGAAGACTCGTGCAGAAGGTGTTGAGGCAGGTCTACAATCACAAGTTGACTTCATCACATCAAACACTGATCCAGCCGCTCTTGATTCACTAACAGAAATCGTTGGTGCGTTCCAGTCTGCTGACTCAGATATGTCTGCTCTTATCGCATCTAACACGACTGCGATTACAAACGAAGCAAACGCTCGTTCGTCTGCAGATACTACTCTACAGAGCAATATCGATACAGAAGCGTCAACTCGTTCAGCTGCCGACGCAAGTCTACAGTCTCAGATTGATCAACTAGAACTAGATCTTGATGTTTCTACAGAAGATGTACTTGCTGAAGCAAAGGCATACACAGATCAAGAAGCAGATGCACATCAAGCTGTTGCAATCGCACACGCTGATGCACAAGACGCTGCTCTAATCGGTGACGCAACTGTAAACGGAACTGGTGGTAATACTGTCACTGACCGTATCGCAACTGCTAAGTCACAATCAATCGCTCACGCTAACACAATCGTTTCTGCTGAAGAAGCTGCTCGTATCGCTGCTGACACTGCACTGTCTCTACGTACTACTGTACTAGAAGACGAGATGGATGATGTTGAAGCACTTGCTGCTCAAAACGAAATCGATCTACGCGCAGAAGAAGTTGCTCGTGCTACTAAAGATTCGGACCTACAGGGTCAGTTGGATGCATTGAATGCAAACACTACAATCGATGTTGATGATCTACAAGCACAGATCACTGCGGAAGTTAACCGTGCATCAACTGCAGAGGGCGTTAACGCTGACGCAGTTGTTACAGAGCGTAATCGCGCAACAAGTGTTGAACAAGGTCTACAGACTCAAGTCAACACTAACATCTCAAACATCTCGATTAATGCTGGTGATATCACAATCGAACGCACTCGTGCACTTGCTGCTGAACTAGGTCTAAGCAACCGTTTAGATACAGTAGAAGCAGACTTCAACGAAGCAGATTCCGATCTAAACGCTGCAATTCTTGCAGAAGTTGTTCGTGCATCTGGTGTTGAAGCGGGTCTACGTACAGACGTTGATTCTAACCAAGCACAAATTACTGCAAACGATTCAGATATCGCTGCTCTACAAAACTTAGTAGGTAACGATGTTGATGATCTACAAGCTCAGTTGGACGCAGAAGTTATTCGTGCTACTGCTGCTGAAGTAGTTAACGCAGACGCGATTGCGGCTGAAACTACTCGTGCGACAGGTGTTGAAGCAGGTCTACGCACTGACGTTGATTCTAACCAAGAACAAATCACTGCAAACGATTCAGACATCCTTGCACTTCAGATCCTACAGGCATCTGATCACAATGATAACCAAGCACAGATCACTGCTGAAGTTAACCGTGCGACTGCCGCTGAAGGCGTCCTACAGTCTAACATCGATGCAGAAAAGACACGTGCTGAAGGTATCGAATCTGGTCTACGCACAGATGTAGATAGTGTACAGGCGCAGGTTACTGCAAACGATTCTGATATCCTTGCTCTACAAAGCCTACAAGCAGGTGATGTTACAGACCTACAGAACCAGTTAGACGCAGAAGTTTTACGTGCTACTGGTGTCGAAACTGGTATCCGTACAGACCTAACAACTCTAGAAGGTCGTGTTGACTTCATCGTTTCTAACGAAGATGGTGCTGCACTAGATTCACTAACAGAGATCGTTACTGCATTCCAAGACGCAGATTCAGATCTACAAGGTGTTATCGATGCTAACGGTGGTCGTCTAACTACTCTAGAATCAGAAATGGACGCTGTTGAAGTTCGTGCTACTGACCTAGAAGCGAAAGATGTTGCTCACACAAACCGTCTAAACGGTCTAGATTCTGATCAACTAGTTCAGAACGGTCGTTTGAGTGGTGTTGAAGGTCGTGCAACTGCCCTAGAAACTAAGCAGGGTTCTGCACTTCTACACACAACTGCAACAAATGTTTCTGACGCGATTAACGAACTACATGCGGAACTAGACGGCGAAGCTGCTGATCTTACTGCACTAGAGAATCGTGTAACTACAGAAGAAGGTCATGTTGACGAACTACAGGCAGACATGGATGCTGTTGAAGCACGTGCTACTGCTCTAGAAGGTCGCGCAACTGTAAACGAAGGTGACATCGACGACCTAGAAACTAAGGTCGGAACTGCTACTCTAGCAACTGTTGCAACTGATCTATCTGCTGCTGTTAACGAACTGCACGCTGAACTAGACATAGAAGTTGGTGACCTAACTGCTCTAGAAGGTCGCGTAACTACTGCTGAAGGTGAGATCGATACACTGCAATCAGAAATGGATGCAGTAGAAGGTCGCGCAACTTCACTAGAATCACGCATGACAACTGAAGAAGGTCATGTTGATGTTCTACAGGGTCAGATGGGTACTTCTACTCTAGCAACTGTTGCGACAAATGTAACTGCTGCTGTAAACGAGTTACACACTCAAGCAGACTCTAATACTGGTCGTATCTCAACTCTAGAAACAGAGATGGATTCAATCGAAGGTCGTGGCGATTCCCTAGAATCTCGCATGGACGCGGTTGAGACTAAGAACACCGCACAAGATGGTCGTTTGACTGTCAACGAAGGTGACATCGACGCTCTAGAAACTAAGTTGGGTACTGGTGTATTCCAAACAACTGCACAGACAATCACTGGTGCAGTAAACGAAGTTCACGGTGAAGTAGACGCAGTAGAAGCTCGTATGACTGCTGCCGAGTCTCGCGCAGACGCAGACAGTGACGCTCTAGTACAAGAGATCGCTGATCGTACTGCTGCAGATACACAGATCCGTATTGATCTAGCTGCTGACCGTACAACAGATCAGACAGACTACATCGCACGTGACGCAGTCGTTCTTGCATCTGCACAGACTTACGCAGAAAACGAAGCGGATGACGCAGAAGTTGCTGCTAAGACTTACGCAGACGGAATCGTTGCTAACGAAGCAACTCTACGTGAAAACGCAGATGATGTTCTAGATGGTAAGATCACAGCAGAAGCAAACGCTCGTGCTGCTGCCGACAATGCTCTAGATTCTCGTACTACTGTACTAGAAACAGAGATGTCTGCTACACAGTTGGGTGCAGGTCTTGCAACTGACGGAACTTATGTCACTCCAACAACAACTAACTACCTGAATGCATCTACTTCATTGGCAGATGCTGCTGCGAAACTAGACGCGGCAATCAAGGCGGTTGATAACTCTCACAACGGAAACAAGGGTAACCTACAGTCACAGATTGACGCAGAAGTTGCATTCCGTGCTTCAGAAGATTCGGACATCCGTGCTTCACTAGCTGCTGAAGTTGCTCGTGCAACAGCGGCAGAAGTTGCCAACGGTGTACTAATCACAACTAACGCACAGTCAATCGTAGATGAGTCTACACGTGCACAGGGTGTTGAAGCATCACTACAGTCTCAGATCGACTTTGTCGTATCTAACACAGACTCTGCGGCACTTGATTCTCTAACAGAGATCGTTGCTGCACTACAGTCTGGAGACGGTGATCTACTATCACTAATCCAAACTAACCAAACAGATATCGCTACTAACGCTTCTGGACTTGCACAAGAGATCATTGATCGTGCGGCACAGGGTGCGGCGATTCGTGGTGAGTTTGCTACTGCGGACGCAAACCTACAAACTCAAATTGATGCTCGTGTCAAGAAGTCAGGCGATTCAATGTCTGGTAACTTGGACATGTCTGGCAACAAGGTTGAGGGTGTTGCGAACGGTACAGTACCGACAGACGCAGTAAACAAGGGTCAGTTGGACGCAGGTCTTGCGGCACAACATATCTCTCAGTTCACTACAGATGACGTTGCAGAAGGTGATAACCAATACTTCACAACAGAACGTGCTCGTGCTTCAGTATCTCTAACAGATGTTGAAGGTGCAGGTAAGGCATCTTACAACGCATCAACTGGTGTAATCTCAATCGACACTGCTAAGACTCTACTAGAACTTGCAGATGTTACTGATTCAGAATACGACGGTAAGAATGGTTACGTCCTACGTGTAAATAACACTCTAGACGGAATGTCTCTACAAGATCCAACTCAGTTGGCATTCAACAACGCACAGCGTCAGACAATGGCTGGTGACGGTGCGCAGACTACATTCGCATTGAACTTCTATACGCAAGATCAAAACGCGATTGTATTCGTTGGTGGTGTTATTCAGGATCCAGGTACTCACTACTCTATCGATGCGGTTAACCAGCAGATCACATTTAACAGTGCGATCCCAGTTGGCACACAGGCAGTAGTAATTGCTCAGTCTACTAACTCAGTTGGTGTACTAGATCCTAAGTCGGTTGGTCTAGAAACTCTTGCAGACAACATCAAGGTGTTCGAGCAGGGTAACGACATCATTGCAGGAACATCTGCAACAGTCGTTTCGGCATTCAACAAAGAAACATATCGTTCTGCTAAGTACATCGTTACTGTAGAGAATGGTGGTGAGTTTGAGACTCGCGAATGTCTAGTTGTCCACGACGGAACTAACGCATCAATCGTAGAATACGGTATCGTATTTACTGGATCTTCAGTACTAGGTGATACAGATGTACAAGTTAATGGTTCAAGTGTTGAACTATTATACACTGCTGAATCAGCAGGTGCTGTAGTTTCTGTCTCAGTAACTTACGTTGACGCATAATAACAACTTTACAATAGTCGGGGGAGGGATCAGCTCTCCCCCTCAATCAAAATTCTAAAAGGTAAACAAAATGTCTACAAATAAAAAATTTAGAATACAGAACGGAGCCGATATCCACGGTGGTGGACTTTCCATCGACGACGTTATTGTTATTGGTGCTGACGGCAAAGTTGTCGCAGGTGCCATCCAAGAAGCAGTAGCAGAGTTAACTGCTGCTGACATCGCAGACCTGCAAGCGCAAGTTACCGCGATTCTAGGTACGTCTCCAGAAACTCTGGATACATTACAAGAAATCGTAACTGCATTCCAAGATGCAGATACAAACCTAGTGGCAAGTGTTGCGTCTAACTCATCCGACATTGCTACGATTAACGCTACTTTAACAAGTGGTGTTGCGACTCCTGCTGATGTTGCTACACTTGACACTTTTGTTAAGGGTGATGGAACTAGTCACTTTTATGTACCAGATGAAACATACTGGACTGTTAACACTAACGGATCAATTAGTGCTGAGGGTACGCTATTTATGTTGGCGAATCCGCCTTCAAACTCTACCTTTGGTGGTGCAATTGTAAACAGTGTTGCAGTAAAATCATCCGAACTATTAACGGTGGGTGAGGAGTATACTGTTTCGTTTTCTGGTGGTAAGGCAATCGGTGTCACCAATGCGGTTTGGAAAATTATTGTACATGGTGCCAACTTAACTTCATCATCAAGCATTATCGAAGAGTATGAGTTTACATCTTATGACGATCATAGTTTCACTTTCACCTCACCAGATGATCGTGTATACATTAGCATAACAACGCCTTCTGGTGACGAACCCCAGCGCGCAGCTTGGGTACGAAACCTTGACATCACCAGTCCTTCATCCCTAGACACAACTGCAACTCAGGTTGTTCCAGCGATCAACGAAGTACACGCTGAAGTCGATGCACTGACCGTTGCTGTTGCAACTGCTAAGTCAGAAGCAATCTCAACTGCTGCTGCAGATGCGACTACTAAGGCAGATGACGCTAAAGCATATGCCGATCAAGTTGTCGCTGCAACTGTTGACGCCGCTCCTGCTGCACTGGATACTCTTAACGAGTTGGCAGCTGCACTAGGTGACGACGCAAACTTTGCATCAACTGTTACTGCATCTATCGGATCAAACACTTCTGCAATTTCATCTTTAGATGTCTTTGTTGGTGATGGTCGTACTGGACCACCAAATGCTATCACTTCAATTGCGGCATCTAACTGGACTGTGTTACAGTCAGGTATTACTATTACTGACAACCCAGACGGTAGCGTAACATTCACAACAGATGGATCTAACGCCGGTGAAATGGCGGAGATTCTTGTTGATGTTGACAACGTTGCATACGAGTTTGCAGCAAACGTTGTTGGTTATCATGCAACTGCTCATTATCTTTCCACTAAACGAGCATCCGATAATGCATCCATATCCGGATTTGCCTTTAATACGGGTGGTTCAGTTGGTGGAAATGGTAGTGGTTGGAGCAACACTAGCGGGTACGCAGATCAAGTAAAAGTTATAATTACCTTTGGAACTGTTGCAGGCGGTACTAGTTGGACTTTCAATAGTATCAGTTTATATGACCCAGAGGCTGCTGACGCTCCTGCACTAGATACATCTGCTCAAACTATTGCGGATGCGGTCAACGAAGTACACGCAGAACTAGGCGCATTGTCTGCAACTCAGTCTGGAGATACTTCATCTCTAACATCTGCGATTGCAACAGCTAAGTCAGAAGCAATCTCAACTGCATCCGCTGACGCAACCGCGAAAGCAGACGCTGCTGAAACAGATGCCAAGGCATATGCTGATCAAGTCGTTGCGGCGACTGTAGATGCTGCTCCTGCGGCACTAGACACATTGAACGAACTAGCTGCGGCACTTGGTGACGACGCGAACTTCGCATCAACCGTTACTGATTCAATTGCTACTAAGGCAAGTCAAGTAGACCATGACGCAGAAGTTGCTCGTGCAACTGCTGCTGAAGGCGTAAACGCTTCGGCAATTGCTGCAACGAACGCACGTACTTCCGGTATCAGCACTTCTTCAGGTTCAACTGATATTCAGATGACTGCTGAAGTTGACATGGATAGTAACAAAGTTACTAACATGGCAGATCCAACTGCGGCACAAGATGCGGCAACTAAGGCATACGTTGATGCGGCATCAACTTCTTCAAGTAGTGATCTATCTGCTGAAACTGCGGCACGTATTGCTGCAGACACTAATTTGCAGTCTCAAATCACTGCACTAAGTGGTTCTACAGACGGCAAAGACAGTGATCTACAAGACGCAATCAATGCAGAAGAATCTGCGCGTATCGCGGCAGACGCTGTCCTACAGAATAACATTGACGCAGAAGCGGCAGTTCGCGCCTCTGCAGATCTTGCTCTGACTGGCGATATCAGTGATGAAGCAGATGCTCGTATCGCAGGCGATAACGCAATCACTGCAGCTCTAAACACAGAGATTGGTGATCGTCAATCTGGCGATAATGCACTTCAAACGCAAATCGATTTTATCACTTCTAACACTGATCCAGCTGCTCTAGATTCTCTAACAGAGATCGTCGCAGCATTCCAGTCGGCAGACGATAGTATTACAGGTGTTGTTACTTCTAACACCACACGCATCTCTGCACTAGAAGGTTCTGTAACAGGAATCGAAGCATGGAACACTGACAACGTATCTGAAGGTACAACGAACTTGTACTTCACAGATGCACGTGCTAAGGCATGTTTGACAGGTGGTCTATGTATCACATACAACACAACAACTGGTGAAATTTCAGTTGACGAAACAGAAGCTGAGTCTTCACTACGTGTTGCCGAGTCTGTTGCTTCAGATGACGCTGACAAGCTAGATGGTCAGGAAGGTACTTACTACCGTATCAACGTTTATAACGTTGCTGGTACTCTAGTCAACTAATCTGAGATTAGTGAATAAGAAAGGGGACTTCGGTCCCCTTTTTTTATATTTGTATAAATAGACGTATAAATAGAAATAATCTTTATTGGACACTAACATGTATTCTACTGACCGAGATGAATTGATAGATTATTGCTTGAGGGCGTTAGGTCACCCTGTCGTTGAGATAAACATTGACGAAGAGCAATTAGACGATCGCATAGATGAAGCGTTACAGTGGTTTCGTGAACATCACCCAGACGGTTCTCGCCGTTACTATCTCAAGCACCAACTAACCGAACAAGATATTGAAAATAAGTATATTGACTTTGCTGATGATTTAGACTTGTCTGCGGTAGTTCGAATGTTGCCTATGTCTTGGACTGCAACCCAGTCAGGTTGGTTTAGTGATGCATGGCAACTAGTCAAGTTTACTGTCACCGACTTTACAAGTGGTGGTGGTTATATGGCAGACCTTGCGCACTACGAATCTATGCAACAACATCTGTCATTACTTGATATGAAACTAGTGGGCACACCACAGATTACATTCGACAGACAATACAACCGTGTCAATCTGCATATTTCGAAACACAATATGACAGAAGGTGATTATGTCGTTTTTGAGGTTTATGGCATTCGAAACCCAGACGACTCAGTAAACGAATACAACTCTCTCTGGAACCACAAGTTTGTAAAAGAATACGCTACTGCGCTTATCAAAAGACAGTGGGGTCTCAATCTGATCAAGTTTGACGGTATGGTATTACCAGGCGGCACCACGGTCAATGCAAGGCAGATCTATGAAGATGCATTGCAAGACATAGAACGCATTATGACTAAATTTAGAGAAGAAGAGGACGAAGGTCCAATTTTCTTCATGGGGTAAGTTATGGCTACTAACCCATATTTTTCACAGAAGTATCGTCCAGAACAAGACTTGTATGAAGATCTGATCATTGAGTCGATCAAGATGTATGGTCAGGATGTCTACTATCTACCTCGCGAGATTGTGGCGTCAGAGGACATCTTCCTTGACAGCATCCAGTCTCAGTTCTCTGACACCTACAAAGTAGAAGTGTACATCGAGAACACAGAAGGTTTCGAAGGCGAGGGCGATCTGTTCACTAAGTTCGGTATCGAATTACGAGATCAGGCAACGTTTGTTATCGCACGTCGTCGATGGAAACACTTGATTGGTGATCGTCTTTCAGATGCACAGTTCCGTCCACGTGAAGGTGATGTTATATACTTGCCGTTATCCGAATCATTATTCCAAGTTATGAAAGTAGAGACCGAGTCTCCTTTCTATCAACTTTCTCAACTACCTCTGTTCCGTATGCAATGCGAGTTGTTCGAGTTCTCAGACGAAGACTTCGACACTGGTATTCCTGGAATTGATAATGTTGAAGTCGAAGGCGCATTCCAATACGAACTCAAGATGCCAGACGAAGGCATGGGTCGTGAGATCTATTACCTTGTCGGCGAAGATGTTTATCAAGAGTTCGATGACTTCCGTCTTGAGGGCGAAGTCACTTCTTGGAATCACGACACGCGTATTCTCAAGATTGCACATACTGGCGGTACAGATGGTAAGTATCACGAGTGGGCAACAGACAGACCTGTTATTGGTGAGTATGCGTCACTCACACCTATTTCTGAAGAAGAGGGGATCAACGAGATTGATCGTTTGGCGCAGAAACGCACCTTTGATGACTTTGCAGAAGACTTCCTAGACTTCACAGAGTCTAATCCGTTTGGAGATCTAACACCATGATGGGCGGACACTTCTATCACAAACGTGTGCGCACTTGTGTTGCGCTGTTTGGTTCTATGTTTGATAACATCAATATACTGCGCACCGCATCAAGCGGAAAGGTATTATCTCAAGTAAAGGTGCCTCTGTCATATGCACCCGCCAGATCGTTCATAGAGCGTCTAGAGGAGATGACAAACGGCGAAGAAGCAGAACGCAGGGTCGCACTTAAACTTCCTAGGATGTCTTTCGAGATCGTCTCCATCATATATGACCCTACTCGACAACTTCCTAAGATTAATAGTTATGTTACATCTAACGACGACTCTCAATTTCGCAGATATGTGGGCGTACCTTATACAATTAGTTTTGAACTTCACATTTATGCAAAGTCACAAGATGATGCGCTGCAAGTCGTAGAACAAGTCATACCATACTTTGCGCCGCAATATACGTTGACAGTCAAACCATTTACAGACGAACCTGATATCAAAGAAGACGTCCCTGTATCACTTGTTGGTGTCAATTTATCAGACGACTTCGAAGGCGCGATTGAACAGAGACGAACTATTATATACACTCTATCGTTTGATATGAAGATGAACTTCTACGGTCCTGTACAGTCTGGACCAGTTATTCGCGAGGTTAATGTCGATCTAAATACTAATGACAACGAGTTTGCGGAATTAATAACGGTGACTCCAGATCCGATTGATGTGACCCCAGACAGTGATTATGGTTTTAACTTGGTGATAAGTGATGAGAGACAATCGTAAACCACCTGGACTTTTTGACGAAGACCAGAAAAAGAACTTTGTCCATGAACAGGACTATGAGTACTCTCGCGATACTTACTATGACTTAATTGAGAAAGGTCGCGAGTCCCTAGAACTCATGATTGAAGTCGCGCGGGAGAGTGAACACCCTCGTGCGTTTGAGGTTCTGTCTGGCATGATCAAGGGCATCGCAGATGTCAATGACAAGTTGATGGACCTCAACAAGAAACAAAAAGAACTTCAGAAAGAAGACAAACCTGCCGAAGCAAAAACTACTAATAATAATCTATTTGTCGGGTCTACTACAGAATTGCAGCGTATGCTGTTGGGTGATGAGAAAGTTATAGACCAAGACGAAGATGAGTAGTTATACAAAAGAATCTTACCTCGGAAATCCTAACGTAAAAAGAGATGGTGTCGCAGAAGAATGGGACGCCAAGAAGCTGCGTGAGTATAAGAAATGCATGAAGGACCCATCATATTTCTGTAAGAAGTATGTCAAGGTCATTCACCTAGACAAGGGTCTCGTGCCGTTCAAACTCTATCCGTATCAGGAAAAGATGTTCGAACACTTCAACAACAACCGATTCAATATCGTATTGGCATGTCGTCAGTCCGGTAAGTCTATCAGTTCGGTTGGTTACTTGTTGTGGTACGCACTCTTTCACCCAGAGAAGACCATCGCGATCCTCGCGAACAAAGGTATGACTGCAAGAGAGATGCTGGCGCGTGTCACGCTTATGTTAGAGAATCTGCCGTTCTTTCTTCAGCCAGGATGTAAGGCGCTCAACAAAGGTTCTATAGAACTGTCCAACAACTCTCGTATCATCGCTGCGGCAACATCCGGTTCGTCTATTCGTGGTATGTCAGTCAACCTTCTATTCCTAGATGAGTTTGCGTTTGTCGAAAACGCTGCTGAGTTCTACACGTCGACCTATCCGGTAATCTCATCGGGTAAGGACACAAAAGTTATAATAACAAGTACCGCGAATGGTATCGGTAATACTTATCATAAGATCTGGGAAGGTGCCGTACAAGGTGTGAACGAATACAAACCATTTCGTGTGGATTGGTGGGACGTTCCAGGACGTGATGAGAAGTGGAAAGAACAAACGATTGCAAACACATCTAGTCTACAGTTTGATCAAGAATTCGGAAATACATTCTTCGGGACAGGTAATACACTGATCGAAGGACAGGTGTTGTTAGACTTGAGGTCACGCGCACCTCTATCACACCACGAGGGTGGTAGTCTGCTGATATACGAAGAACCTGTAGAAGATCACATGTACATCATGACTGTGGATGTTAGTAAGGGTAGAGGACAGGACTACTCGACATTTACGGTAATCGACGTTTCACAAAGGCCATTCAAACAAGTTTGTGTATATCGAAACAATTCTATTTCTCCAATACTCTACCCGAACATTATTTATAAGTATGGCACTCTTTATAACGAAGCATATGTAATTATCGAAAATAATGATGCAGGGATACTTGTGTGTCAAGGTCTATATCAAGACCTAGAATATGAAAACATACACCTAGAGTCTGCGGTCAAATCAGACGCTATCGGTGTCACGATGAACAGAAAGACCAAACGCATAGGGTGCTCTGGGATCAAAGACATTTTAGAAACAGGTAAACTAGAAGTCGTAGACGAAAACACGATTATGGAAATCTCAACGTTTGTTTCTAAAGGACAGTCGTATGAAGCGAGTGATGGTAACCACGACGACTTGATGATGAACCTAGTGATGTTTGGTTACTACTTGAGCACACAGTCTTTCGGTGACCTATATGACGTAGACCTGAAGTCTATGTTGTTTGAACAACGAATGAAAGAAATAGAAGACGATATACTACCATTTGGTATAATAGATGACGGTCGGGACTTCGTTCCAGAAGCAGAAGTACTGCATCCTGGATTTGGGTGGCAGCTGCCAGATCGCACTGCAGAAGACGATTTTTGGTAAAAATCGCGTTATTATAAATAGATACATTGATAGAATTATCTCGTATTATGACTTCTTATTATACCTTAACAAAAGGAAACTATTATGGCTCTTAAATTTTCAGAGTCACCAGCAGTACGTATCCGTGAGATCGACTTGTCAGGGATTGTCCCTGCGGTCACATCTTCAACGGGTGCCTTTGTAGGTGACTTCGGTTGGGGCCCTGTAAACACGCCAGTTCTTGTCGGTAACGAATCAGAACTCGCGTCCACTTTCGGGACTCCTTTATCAGGAAGTGATGCGGCAGACTTTTTATCAGTCGCGCAATTCCTAAAATATTCTTCAAGCGCGTTTGTTGTTCGTGTAGGCAATGGATCTACTACGGCAACTGACGGTGTATTTTCTGCAAAATATCCAGGCGAACTAGGTAACTCAGTTTCAGTTCACGTTTGTGATGCCGATCATTGGGCAGATACTTCAGACACTCTAGTCCAAGATAGAGACTCAGACGGTGAACTTGTTTTTGAAACTGTTCCTGTACTTGACTCAGACGGTGCGCCTGTACTTGATTCAGACGGTGCGCCTGTGACACAGGAAGTTCCTGTGATGGTAGATGCAAGTACTGATTCGTGGGAATATCAAGACCTTTTCTCTTCAGCACCAGAAGGTTCTGAGAGACATGTCGTTGTTATTTTCAAGAAGGGCACTGACGAAGAATCTGTACTCGAAACGTATGAGTACGTATCGACAAGTCCGACAGCAAAACTGGCTAACGGTTCTACTAACTACATCGTAGATGTTATCAATACATCATCTTCATGGATTGAGATTGACGGTCTACCTGCAAAAACAGACTACACTCTAATCAGCGGATCTAACGGAACTTCACCAAACTTTGTTGCGGCATACGGTCTATTTGCTGACAAAGATACGATTCAGATCGACTTCTTGATTCCGCCAGGCCAAAAGATGACAGACACTGCTGTTCAAGTAGAATTGGTTAGTATCGCAGAACAACGTAAAGACTGTGTTGCGGTCGTTTCATCAGGCACTGCTCCTTCAACGGCACAAGATGTACTTGATCATGTTACAGCACTAAATCAGAATTCATCGTACCTAGTTGTCGATGGTAACTGGTTGAAGATTTATGACAAGTATAACGATAAGTACATAACAATTCCAGCAGCATCTTCAACTGCAGGTATCATGGCTGCAACCGACGCGGCATCCGCGCCTTGGTTCTCGCCAGCAGGTTCACGTCGCGGTCAATACATTGGCGTTACTGATATTGCAATCAACCCATCTAAGTCTCAGCGTGATGCACTATACAAGGCAGGTGTTAACCCAATCGTTAGCTTCCCAGGCCAAGGTATTATGCTTTACGGTGACAAGACTCACCTATCACGTCCATCTGCATTTGACCGCATCAACGTTCGTCGTCTATTCCTAGTCATTGAACGTGCGATCGCAGAAGCAGCACAAAACGTTATGTTTGAGTTCAACGATGACTTTACTCGTGCAGAGTTCGTTAACATCGTAGAACCATTCCTACGTGAAATTCAGGGTCGTCGCGGTATCACTGACTTCCGTCTTGTTTGTGACACAACAAACAACACGACAGAAGTTATTGACCGTAACGAATTCGTCGCATCTTGCTTCATCAAACCAGCACGATCTATCAACTACGTAACTCTAAACTTCGTAGCGGTTCGATCTGGTGTTGACTTTGAAGAAGTCGTCGGAACATCGGGAGTATAATCATGTCACTAAGAGTAGATGATTTCAAAGCAAAAATCCGTGGTGGTGGCGCTCGTCCTAATCTGTTCCGTGCAACAGTCAACTTCCCAGCATACGCTGGTGGTGATGCCGAACTAACTTCATTCATGTGTAAAGGCGCACAGTTGCCTGCATCTGTAATGAATGTTATCGAAGTCCCTTTCCGTGGACGTCAGTTGAAGATCGCAGGCGATCGTACTTTCGAACCATGGACTGTAACAGTCATCAATGATGTAGGTTTCGAAGTTCGTAACGCAATGGAACGTTGGATGAACGGTATCAACTCGCACAGCGCGAACGTAGGTATCACTAACCCAGTTGCATATCAGGCAGACCTAATTGTAGATCAACTAGATAAAGATGGTGATGTAGTTAAGACATACAACTTCCGTGGTTGTTTCCCGACTAACATCTCTGCAATTGACCTAAGTTATGAGACTAACGACGCTATCGAAGAGTTCACAGTAGAATTCCAAGTTCAATATTGGGAGTCAAATACCACAAGTTAATGGTATAATAAGTAATGTGATGGGGTGGGTAACACCACCCCCATTTTTGTTTTAGAGGATTATATGGCAGAACCAAATAACAGTATTCTATCGGCATTCGGTTTTGAACTGAAACGAGTATCAAGACAACAAGAAGAAAACCCAAAAGCGCCTTCTATTGTACCTCGCGTAGATGAGGATGGTGCGGGATATGTGACTGCCTCAGGTTCTTACTTTGGCCAGTATGTCGATATGGAAGGTACTGCAGCCAAAGACACTTCAGAACTCATCCGAAAATATCGTGCGATGGCAGAACACCCAGAGTGTGACGCTGCTATTGAAGATATCATCAATGAGTCTGTTGTCTCTGGAGAACTAGAATCTGCAGTTTCTCTAAACCTAGACAAAGTTGAAACCAGCGACAAAATCAAAAAAGTATTGACAGAAGAGTTTGAAGGCATTCTTGGAATGCTAAACTTTGAAGAACACGGTCATGATATTTTTAGGTCGTGGTATGTAGATGGCAGAATGTATCACCATTTGGTCGTCAATGAATCTAATCTAAAGTCGGGTATCTTAGAGATTCGTCCTGTTGACGCAACTAAGATCCGCAAAGTCAAAGAAGTTACACACAAAAAAGATCCTAAAACTGGCGCAAAACTTGTAGATAAAGTAAATGAGTTTTACCTATATCAAGAAAAGGCTGGTACAAGTAATGGTATCAAATTGACACCGGAATCTATTTCGTATGTCACTTCGGGTCTGCTTGACCCTAGCAAGAAGAGAGTCCTTTCTTACTTGCAAAAAGCAATCAAACCAATGAATCAATTACGTATGATGGAAGACTCTTTGGTCATCTATCGTATGGCACGTGCACCTGAACGCCGCATCTTCTATATCGATGTCGGTAACTTACCAAAAGGTAAATCAGAGCAACATATCAAAGACATCATGGCGCGTTATCGCAACAAGGTTGTCTATGATGCAAACACTGGCGAAATAAAAGACGATCGCAAGCATATGTCTATGCTAGAAGACTTCTGGTTACCACGTCGCGAAGGCGGTCGAGGAACAGAGATCAGTACTCTACCAGGCGGTGAAAACCTTGGTCAGATCGATGACATCATTTATTTTCAAAAGAAGTTATATCGTTCACTGAACGTACCGATCAACAGGCTAGAGCAAGAAGCGCAGTTCTCCCTAGGACGTTCAACCGAGATTACACGAGACGAAGTGAAGTTCCAGAAGTTTATCGATCGTCTTCGTCAGAAGTTTGCAAACCTATTCCTTGGCATTCTAAAGAAGCAATGCCTACTAAAAGGTATCTGTACCGAACAAGACTGGGAGTCTTGGAAGAATGAGATACAGGTCGACTATAATCGCGACAACCACTTCTCAGAACTGAAAGACGCAGAACTATTACGTGAACGTCTACAAACAATGGATCAGATTTCACAATATGTGGGCGAGTACTTCTCTCGTACATGGATTATGAAGAATGTAATGATGTTCGATGAGAAAGACATCGAAGAAATGATCAAACAAATCAACGTCGAGACAGAAGCGTCTGGCGGTGGTGAAAATGAAAATGACAATGAACAGTGAGAAAAATTATGAGTGAAGCAGAAAACCTAGACCTAGAACTAGAACTAGAAACAGAAGTCGAAGCAGAGTCTAACCCTGCGCTTGATCTTATCAATGCGTTACAACGAGGGGACTTCAATGCGGCAGACCAATTGTTCCAAGACACACTAGGCGCTAAAGTACAAGACACACTTGACGCAGAGAAAGTCGCAGTCGCAGGTCAAATCTTCAACGGTGAAGAACCATATGACGCTGAAGAATATGAAGAAGACGGCGTTGAGGATGTAGAATACGGTTCAGAAGCAGAAGAGTTCGGTGAAGACGACTCTGAGGTTACTTCTGAATTAGAAGAAATCGAGGACATAAATCTCGATGAGATAGACGATTTTATCGAAGTAGAGTAATATGAACCTCACTAAAAGAATGGTTCATATTTGGATAGGACCTTATGAACCACCTTTAGATTGGATGAATACTTGGAAGGAGAAACATCCAGATTGGGAGTATATGGTATTCACAGATGAGATGTTAAAGTCGCGCAAGTGGCATAATCAACATCTAATTGACGAATATTATAGAAGAGGTACTTGGGCAGGCGTTGCTGATCTGATTCGATACGAACTGCTATATGAAGGAGGAGGGTTTTTACCCCCAGCAGATGCAGTGTGTTTACACAATACGGATGAGTTATTTACGAGTCCGCCAGATCATGCATACAGTGTATATGAAAATGATCGTGACAAACACCTTGCACCTAACTATATCTCTCCAATTATGGCATGTAATGCAGGAAACACTTTTGTTAAACTATTGATAGATACTTTACATAAACTGCCTGCAAATCAACTGCAACCAGCTCCTTGGAAAAGTACAGGTAATGCTTGGTTGTCTAAGTTTGTACCGAACAAAGAACAACATAAATTAATTATTTGGCCGTCGCATTATTTGATACCAAAACATTACTCGATTCGATCAACACCATACAAAGGTGATGATAAAATATATGCTGAACAGATGTGGGGAAGCACAAAAAGACGCTATAAAAAGATAAAGTTATAGCTAAATGTCAGTTAAAAAATTTTTTTGTATAAATACTACAAAAGAGGGTGGTATGAAAACTTTTCGACAATTAAGAGAATCATCTAAACCAGTCTTCAAAAAGAAGATGGGTGGATACCCTGTCGTTATCACAAAGACCTCAAAAGGGTTCGAGTTGACGATAGATGGTGACAAGGTCGATACTTTCAAATCACAAAAAGAAGCGGAGTCAACCGCGAAGCAAGTCCTCAAGGACTTAGGAAAAATAAAATGAAACTGATAAGCGAATACGTAGAAAACGATTTACAATGCATCGTTGAAGCCAAAGAGAATGGTGATAAAAATTTCGTCATTGAAGGTGTATTTGCACAAGCAGACAAAAAGAATCGTAACGGTCGTGTTTACCCTAAACCAATTATGGAGAAGGCAGTAGACACGTACGTGAAAGATCAAGTTAACAAAAAGCGTGCCGTCGGGGAACTCAATCACCCTGAAGGTCCAACTGTTAACTTGGATAAAGTTTCTCACCTTATTACTGATCTTCGTTTTGAAGGCAATGATGTGGTTGGAAAGGCACAAATATTGGATACCCCAATGGGCAAGATTGTGAAAGGTCTCTTAGAAGGTGGTGTTCAACTAGGTGTGTCAACTCGTGGAATGGGAAGTCTTGAGAGCAGAAACGGCGTAATGTACGTCAAAGATGATTTTATTCTTAATACGGTAGATATCGTACAAGATCCATCGGCACCGGAAGCATTTGTTAATGGGATTATGGAAGGTGTAGACTGGGTCTGGAATAACGGAATTCTTGAGCCTCAAGTCATTGAAGATATAGAGACTGAAATTAAGCAAGCACCTATCGCACATCAACCTGAAGTGCAGATTCGTGAATTCAAGAATTTCCTCTCGTTAATCAAATCTAAACTATAAAGGAGTCACTATGACTGATTTAAATCAAGTAGAAAGTGAAATCCGCGATACCGAGATTGAAACTAACGAAATCGTGGAGGAAACTCTCGAAGAAGCACAAGCTCCTAAAGCAAAAGGAAAGCCAGACGCAAATGCAACCTCTGAACCAGAGTCAATTGCATCTGTCGATAAGGCGGCTAACGCAACTTCAAAAGTTGCCCCGCCAAAGCCAAAGACAAAAGCTGGCATGGTAAACGCAATCTACAGCGCAACTTCAAAGATGAAGAAGGCTGATTTGATGGCAGCATACGATAAAGTATGCGAAGGCGTTGACCTAGAAGATGTTGCAGAACTAGACACAGGCGCAGAACTATCTGCAATCGTTGAAGGTGAAGCGACTCTATCTGAAGAGTTCAAGGAGAAGACTGCAATCATTTTTGAGACTGCGGTCAAGACTAAGTTATCTGAAGAAGTTACTCGTTTAGAGGAACAGTACGCAGAAGAGCTTGCTGAAGAAGTCGAAACAATCAAGACCGATCTAGTCGGTAAGGTTGATTCATACCTAAACTACGTGGTTGAAACTTGGATGGAAGAAAACAAGGTGGCAATCGAAGCTGGTCTACGTACCGAAATCGCTGAAGGTTTCATGAACGGTATGCGTGATCTATTCGTTGAGTCATATGTTGAAGTTCCAGAGACTAAGGTCGACCTAGTTGATGAACTAGCAGAACAAGTAAGCGAATTAGAAGAAAAGCTAAACGCAACTACTGGTGATGCAATTTCACTTGCTGAGGAACTAGAGACTTACAAGCGTAATACTATTATCGCAGAAGCATCTCGTGGCCTAGCAGACACACAAGCAGAGAAGTTAGCTGAACTTCTAGGCAATGTTGACTTTGAAGACGAAGAGACTTTCGTCACTAAGGTAAACACTGTCAAGGAATCATACTTCTCAAAAGAAATCCCAGAGCAACTTGAAGAGTCAATGTCCACACTAACAGAAGACACTGAACAAGAAGAAGTAGAAGTTTCGTCATCGATGGAAATTTACTTGAATGCTCTTCGTAAAACCTCTAAGAAATAAGGAATTAGAAAAATGAACAATTCATACGATCAATTGATCGAGAAGTGGTCACCAGTTCTAAACGAAGAATCTGCTGGCACAATCACCGATCATCACAAGAAGGCAGTAACGGCTGCTATCCTAGAAAACCAAGAACGCGCTATGATGGAAGAGCGTGGTGCAATGAATGGTTTCCTAACCGAAGACGCACCAACTAACTCAACTCACGCGGGTGCTTCCCCACTAGCTAACTGGGATCCAGTATTGATCTCACTAGTACGTCGCGCAATGCCAAACCTAATGGCATATGACCTATGTGGTGTCCAGCCAATGGCAGGACCAACTGGTCTAATCTTCGCGATGAAGTCACGTTACAACGGAATGTCTGGTCCAGAAACATTCTTCGACGAAGTTGAAACTCGTTTCTCAGGTCTAGGTGGAACTCTAGATCAACCAGAAGACGGTTCAGGCATGTCTGGATTCGATGCTGTAACTCCACGTGAACTAGATCTTGCTGGTCGTCCAATGTCAACACAAGAAGCTGAGACTCTAGGTCGTGGTGGTCCAACGGATCAAGCGTTCCAAGAGATGGGTTTCTCGATCGACAAGGCGACTGTTACTGCTAAGTCACGCGCATTGAAGGCAGAGTACTCTCTAGAACTAGCGCAAGACTTGAAAGCAATCCACGGTCTTGACGCTGAGACAGAACTAGCAAACATTCTGTCTACAGAGATTCTTGCTGAAATCAACCGCGAAATCATTCGTACAATCAACTCTCAGGCAAAGCTAGGTGCACAGACATCTAACGTTACACTTCCAGGTGTATTTGACCTATCAACAGACGCTGATGGTCGTTGGTCTGCAGAGAAGTTCAAGGGTCTAGTTGTACAACTTGATCGTGAAGCAAACGTTATCGCGAAAGAAACTCGTCGCGGTAAGGGTAACATCGTAGTATGTTCTTCTGACGTTGCAACTGCACTTGCAGCTTCTGGCATGCTAGATTACACTCCAGCAATGAACACTTCATTGTCAATCGACGACACCGGTAACACGTTCGCAGGTACTCTAAACGGTCGCCTACGCGTATTCATCGATCCATATGCAACTACCAACTACGTAACAGTAGGTTATAAGGGTACTAACCCATATGACGCTGGTATGTTCTACTGCCCATACGTACCACTACAGATGGTCAAGGCAGTTGGCGAGAACGACTTCCAGCCACGTATCGGGTTCAAGACTCGTTATGGCATGGTTGCAAACCCATTCGTCACAGACAACCCAACTAGCGACATCGATGCAACTAAGGGTGTAAACCAGTACTACCGTATCTTCCGTGTAGACAACATCCTAGACAAGGCATAATAAAAAGAACTAGTCTACTAGTCATTTTGGGGAGTCTTCGGACTCCCTTTTTTTATGCGTATAAATAAAGTGACTAAGAGGATATATTATGGACCTAACACCTAACAAAAACTTTTTGCAACCTACGGGGTTCTGTGTTATCATAGAACGTGCGTTCGGCAATCTAAAGTTTTTTGCGCATACAGTATCACATCCTGGTGCAACAGGAACTGCGGCAGAGATGGCAGTGCCTCGTGTTCAAAGATTGCCTTTGCCACCAGACACTATCAACTATGGCGAACTCACTATTAGTCTCATCCTAGACGAAGATCTTGAGTGTTACAAGGAAGTTCTTGAGTGGTTGGAAGGTATTACTTACGGCACAAAAGAAACGACACATCACGATATTCAAGTGATTATCCTCACAAGTCACAATAACTCTAATGTGACTATCAAATACAAAGACTGTATTCCTACGCAAGTAGGGAACATCGAACTAACGTCTACTGCAGGCGATGTCACATATCTTAACTTTGACGCTACATTCAGATTTACTGAATACGAACTAATCTAAGGATCATATTATGGCACAATATAGTGTAGGTAGGGGAAGACACCTAAACAAACGCAATGACATTCACGAAGTCGTAATGATTGCGGACAAAGACGGAAACATTCTAAACACCTCTGGTGCGGCAAGTAACATCCCAATCGCAGCCGGTGATGTATCTGGTTACGCACATATTAACAAATTTGGTGCGACTAACGGGGACGTGACCGAAGGAACTGTTTGGGACGGTAATGATGACGATGTTGCATACCCATACCCAGACGCTGGTTTAGTTTCCATATCTTCTCTAACACAGGTTGGTGAAGATGTGATCGTTGACGGTCTAGACGCAGACTATAATCTACAGAGTGAGACGATTG